TTCTAAGATTGACCAACACCTTGTCGATTTGCTTGCAGATGGAATACCAAAAGAACAAATATCAATAGAGCATCATCCAGCTTTTAACTGACAATGATGTCGGCCGTGTCGATCACGTGAAAAAGTCTAAGTCATCGCTTATGGCGAACGGCCTTAATATCGTTGGATGATTAAAAAATAACCCATAATCAAAAAACCTGGTGAAATGGCCGCTTTTTTTAAAAAGGCGTTTGACTAATCACGTTTAACCCACTAACAACCATTACCATACCGCGATAAGAGCGAAACAAATCACCGGCCCAATTTTAGCGCCGGTTTTTTTATGTCCGGCTATTGGGAGGTAACCAATATCCGGAAGGTCACAAAACTATATATCAATTTTGTTATCTCCATTCACATTCATTTGTGGGTGGTTTTTTTATGCAATCAGCCCCCTCTGGCTGTAGCTAGCGCCAACGGTTGCTAGCAAGCTCGCTGTGCTTCGCAGTGAGTACGGTGTGCAAACACCCCGCACCCCGCCAGCATTATGGCCGCTGGCGGGGTGTTAAGAGGGGATAAGAAAGGCAAGATCATGCAAAAGACGACCAGCAAAACATTAGCCCCATTCAAGAAGCCCTCAGTCGATCCAGAATTCTATGCAGCCAAGGCCGCCTTGCGCAAGACATTTCCCAAGGCGATGATGATCGAATTGATTAGCTCCACCGCCAAAATAGTCCTTAAAGAGAATACAATCGAAGTTAGCGTTTAATGGTTCAGGTTGTTGCAAGATGGGAAGGCGCAGGCCACGGCCAGCTCCACAATGCCATGTTAGCGTTAGGCCGTGATACAGCCAATGCAGCGTGGCGCCGTGCCATCAACCATACGGCTGCTAAAAGCAAGACATTGGTTACCCGTGAAGTTGCCCATCGATCAGGTGTCGCGCAAAAGGTTATCAAATCACGCAGGGCAATTTACTTGCGCCGCGCTAACAAAAGCGCATTGCAGGCGGTAATTATCGCCCAGGGTGAGCATATGTCTTTGAAAGACTTTAAGCCCACCCAATTAAAGGCCGGTGTCAAGGCAAGCCCATGGGGCACACGGCGCCTGTTTAAGTCAACATTCATTGTTGATAAGCTTGGCGGCCATGTGTTTGTAAGAACATCAAAGAGCCGCACACCAATTGAAAAGCTGTACGGTCCTGCAATACCAAAAGAAATGATGAGACCAGAGGTGACAATCGCCTGGTCAAGGCAATTAGATGTAGAGTTTCCAAGGCGTGTTGAGCATGAGTTGCACCGCATTACAGGCTATGTGTTCCGTTAGATCATCATAAGCATAACAATTACAATACTTTAGGGACCGTACCCCACACCACCACCATGCGGGGGCGCAGCAGCCCGAGGGTTTCGGGATTTTTGATTTTGAAAATCGCCGATTCGGATTCGTATTTATGGGGAAAAAAATAACAAGCAAACTACCTGAAACGGTGAATGCTAAGGATCTTGGTCGCATTATTGGTATTGGTGAGCGGCAAGTCCAACTTCTTGTAAAGAAAAACATATTTCAAAAAGTGAGTCATGGCAAGTATCGGTTGGCTGGTGCTGGCAAAACCTATGCTGACTATATAGCGAAAAGCGAAGTTGACCGCCGCGACAGCGGAACTTCGATTGATGATTTGAGATTTGAACAAGCCAGAAAATTGCGCCTTGAGAATGAGCAAACTGAAGGAACGTTGATAAGCACTGAATTGGCGATTGCGGCCATAGATAAAATATTGGGGGTTGTGCAATCTGAGTTAGCTAGTTTACCTGCGCAAGCTTCAGATGATGTGGTTGTGCGGCACAAGGTTGAACATGGTGTTGAAAGAATCCTTACTGCTATCGCAGGGCGATCAACAAAAGCTGGCAAAGCTTTGGAAGAGGGCCGCGACCCATTCGAAGCCAGTGCGGAGGACGACTTGTGATGAGTGGACACGTGAAAACAGGGTTTATCCTCCTACCATGGATAGGCCTGGACCTCGTGATCCAGACTATACACCATATGTTGTCCCATACATGCGAGCGTTTGATGACCCGAGGTTTCAAACGATTGTGTTGGTTTGCGGTTCTCAGATGGGGAAATCTGAGGCGGTGCTTGATGTTATTGGCCATCGTATTGACCAGCGTCCGTTACCGATGTTGTACATTGGACCGGATCAAAATTTTATAAACAATGAGTTGGAGCCAAGGGTGGTTGATTTGATCAACCAATCGCCTTCACTTTTGAAAAAATTCTTAAGAGGGACAAAACACAAAAAAATTATAGCAGGGATACAGCTAAGATTAGGGTGGGCTGGTTCAGCTTCACAGCTTGCGGCGATGGCAGCTGGTTTGTGTATCATTGATGAGCTTGATCGTATGCAAGACAATGTTAATGGCGAAGGTGACCCGATGGCATTGGTTGAGGCGCGTGGGTTTTCGTTCAGGGGCAGAAAATACGGAGTAACTTCAACACCGTTGGTTGGAACTGTTGAGGTTGTTAAATGTGAAAAATCTGGTTTGTACTTTTGGAAGAAAATGGCCCCTGAAGATATTCAAAGCCCGGTTTGGAAATTATTCCAACAAGGGACAATGTATCATTTTTCGTGGCCATGCCCACACTGTGAAGAATATTTTATACCGCGTTTTAGAGATTTGAAATGGCCTAAAGGAGCAACTCCATGGGAGGCACGACAGCAGGCGCATTTGGTGTGTCCTACATGTGGTGGTGTTGTTGAAGATGAACACAAGAAAGTGATGAATGACCGGGGCGTTTATGTGGCGCCGGGTCAAAGTGTTGAGACTGATGGATCTGTAATTGGTGACCCTGTTTTTACCTCTGTGGCTTCTTTTTGGGTTTCTGGTTTGTGTTCACCATTTGTAAAGTTTGGTGAGCGGGCTGAATCATTCTTGAAGGCGCATGAAAGCGGTGTTGTTTCAAAAGTCCAGACAGTGATTAACACTGGATTTGGGGAGCTTTGGGCGCCAGCTGGTGGTGATGCGCCAGAATGGCAAGAAGTTGCGCGGTTGCGAATGCCGTATAAGACCGGTGATGTGCCTGCTTGGGTGCAGCGCGTGACGGCTGGTGTAGATGTGCAAAAAGATCGGCTTTATTATGTTGTGCGTGGGTGGGGTGAAAAGGCAAAATCAACACTCTTGGATTACGGCGTTCTTTATGGGGCCACTAGAGATGATGAGACCGGCCTTAGCGTGAATGTTTGGGAGGACTTATCCGAGCTTTTGCAAAAGACTTATGATGGTTTGCCCATTTTAACAGCGTTTATTGATAGTGGTGATGGTAATGTGACGCAACGGGTTTATGAATTTTGTCGTGAGAACCCGCGCAATGGCGTACCTGTTAAAGGCTCGGCTCGAATGCAGGTGACATTAAAAGCATCGCAGGTTGAATATACCGTGCGAGGTAAAACCAAAAAATTAGGTATGAAGCTTTGGCACTTTAACGCTGATTATTATAAGGCGTGGGTGCATGAGAAAGTGCGCCGTGAGATTGATGCGGTTGGTGCTTGGCTTTTGCCTGAAGATGTTGATGAAGATTATTGCCGGCAGATTGTAGCTGAAGCTCAAATTAAAAAAGCGAGCGGACAAATTCAATGGGTTAAGCGCTCCCGTGATAATCACTATTTAGATTGTGAGGCTATGGCCGCCGCGGCTGGTGATCGTCACAATGTGGCTAGGTTGCGTAAAAAATCTAGAAAAAAAGATGAAAATGGTGAAACGCCAAAGAAAAAGAACTGGGCACAATACGCCGCACAAATGAATGGGTAGATTATGAATGAGATTGTTTCTGATATAGAGAAGCAAGGCAATAATCTGGCCGCCATGATGGCGCAAAAATTGCCTGAATTAAGGTTTTTAAGAGAGGGTCAAAGCCAAATATTAACGCCATGGCGGCCAGCTTTACGTGATGCTGCTGAGGATGTGAGTGCCGCGTGGCATCGAGCCGCTAGCATGGCGATAGACGCGTTACATAATTCTGGTTGGATGGTTGGTGGGGTTAACCAGGCCTCTGTTGACTCTATTGGTGATGAATTAATCTTGAACGCTCAACCTGATGCAAAGGCGCTTGGTTGGGATGAAGGTTTTCGTTCTGAGTGGTGTGGGTTGGTTGAAAGCCGGTGGGGTGAATGGTCTAACGACCCATATGAGTGTGATATAAGAGGGCGGGCTACCATTGGTCAAATGACTGACACAATGGTCAAATGGTATTACGGTTATGGTGAAGGTTTTGCTTGGTTGCAGCATGTGGATAGGCCTAATGCTGAAAGCAAATTGAAGGTCAGGCCTATTCAACCGCATAGATGCCCTCTAGAATCAGATGTTTTACAACGCATGGCACAAGGGGTTTTTGTTGATGAAAATGGAATGGCCATTGGCTATCGTTTTCAACAAAAAGGTGATTATGGTGAAATTATTAATGTTGATTTGCCGGTTTTTGATAGCAAATGGCGGCGGCAAATTGTTCATGTTTTTGATGGCGACCCGACTCAAGTTCGTGGGATAACACCACTTGCGCCTATTTTAAAAGTTTTAAGGCAGTATGACCAATTAAGTGATGCAACATTAACCACCGCATTGTTGCAAACGGTCTTGGCAGCAACGATAACCAGCAATGAATTGCCTGGTGAAGTTCTTGATTCATTAAATGGTGATGAAGATGAACCTTTGGGTGAAGCGGCGGGCTTTATGGCTGCAAAACTTGATTGGGCCTCGCGAACCAACATTGATGTTGGTGAACATGGCAAAGTTGTGAATTTGTTTCCTGGTGAAAAATTAGAACTGAAT